GTAGTAGCAGGAGTAGCAGGAGCAGTAACAGCAGGAGAATTCCAATTAGAAGCAGACGCTCCGCTTTCTCCAAAATCAAAACTGATGTCTTCTTTTTCAAACTCAGGTAAACCCGTGTTTGGGTTAATTGAGCCACGACCACCACGGCGTTTAAGTAACGCTGCCTCTTGAGGTGTGATGTGAGCAAGCACGGTGTCTCTGCCACGCCCCTTGGAGCGTAACACTTGTGCCAATGACGCTAGATCGGTGCCTAACGACTTACTTAATGCTCTGCTCATACTTGACTCCCTGTTTCATCTTTGACCCTCAAAGACGCTGTATTCCATACGTTTTGATTAGCACTTGTGCCACCACTTGGACTATCAACAGATGTCCCCGCATTGCTTGGGTCACCCACCCGTAATGCTTGCGCCAATGCTTGGCTGCCTGGCTGCCCTTGTGTAGAAGATGGTCCTGAATATGTTGCACCACCGTAACTTGCACCGCCGTAACTCGGACTAGGAGCCGTGCTTGATAAATAAGATGGCAATTGCGTGTTTCGTGCAGTTCCAGAACTTGATGCACTAGTAGAACTAGGCGCAGACGTACCAAACAACTTAGACACTTCTTGAGATATTAACGGACTAGCGAGACTTTTTGCTAAGGATGTTAATTCTTTGCTTGTTTTAGCCGCGTCAGGATCGACTTCTACCGGAATCGGTTTACCGTTCTCGTCATACTGAATGTTGCCAAACTCGTCTAATTGATACTTTTCGTCAGCAGCTCCTTGAGCCACGGCGTTAACATCCGGGGGAATTCCTTCGCCGGCACCTTGTTTATCTGCCGGTGCGCCGCCAATTAATTGCCCAGCAATTTCAGTTCCTGCGCTAATTAAGCCGCCTTTTGCTGCGCTTGTTCCTACATTTGAGCCAGACATTAATCCAGAGACTGCGCCGCTCGCCGCGCCAGTTGTGCCTTTGCTAATAATGTCTGCTGTGCCTTTACTAAGATCAGCATTATCAACTAACTCCGATGAGATGTAAGGCGATAAACTCCCGGCTATACCGCCTATTAATGCGCCTGTTAAAGGGTTGCCACCGCTTAATGCCGAGGTCAATGCTCCTTTACCCGCACCTGAAACAAAAGGCGCAATTGCAGCCGCGGTCTCTGTTGACACGCCTGCTGTTTGCAATAGCCCTGCTACGCCACCTAGCGTGTTTGCACCAGATGCCGCAGCCGCGCCCATTTCGCCACTTAGGCTCGACAATTGAGCCGCGGTCATTCCTGTTTCACCAACAAGTGCGCCAGACCCAACACCAATAGCGTCTAATAACGCAGCTCCAGCTCCTCCCGTGACAGCCAACATTCCTGCAATCTGTACTGCATTAATAAACTTAGCATCAATAACACCGCCGCTAGGGGCGGGTTGATTCATGTAAACCTTATCGGCGAGCGTGCCACTTGCGTAGGGAATTCCTGTGTTTGCAGTTGTTGGATTAGACGGGTCTGAAGGGTTTACAAAAAGAAGTTGGTTTTCTGAATTAACGGCTTGAATAGGCGTGTTAACGGTGACTGGTTTTCCAGGCGTTGCAATGACGTTGTATTTGCTGATTGGCTCGATGCCACCACGGGTCAAGATTGCTTGCAAATTACCTTGAGCATCTGCAAACTGGGTAGGCGTTCCCTCATAATTGGCAACTGTTTGCCTTGGCAGATTACTAATGTCATAGTTAGTTTGCGGTGCCTGATTGCCACCCATGACTGGATCAGCAGAGCGTTGCTCTCCCGTAAAGACGTTTACCCAGACAGGAGGACCGCCGCCGCCGGAATCTCCGCCACCGCCAGGGTTTGCGTTGTACATCCAACCTGAGTCTGTTGCATCTGCCATTTTAGTTTTAACAAAATCCGATTTTTTTAGGATGGGGGGAAAGAGTTTTAAATTAAGATACGTTTATGTTCAGGGCAGCAGCAATTTGTTCGTGAATATATAGGTGCGAAGCAACCCAATCGTAAAAATCTTCTTCATTATTGAAGTCAACATCAAGCATATTGAACGGATTATTGAGCGTTAAAAGGCTTGCAAATGACTGATGTTCGTCTTGATGAGCAAGCAACCAATCGTCCAAATTGTCTGTATTTGCGTCTGTAAGTGGGTATGCAGGGACGCGAATGCCCCTATCCATAAAGGTTTCTCGAAATAACTGGTGTTGAACCCCGTTTTCAAACAAGAATTCACCCAATGAGTCTACGTCACCAAACTTCACAATGGACAGGGTTGCCATATTCATTACTTATCAACCTTGGCATCCAACTTATCAAATATCTTCTCTAGCATGGCTTCAATCTTGTTAAATTGAGTTTCCATGTCAGATTTCTTAACATAATTGGTCGGCAAATCAACTTCGATGCGTTGAATGTCGCACTTAAGTTTTTGAACAGAATCCCAAAGTTGTCGGGCAAACCATCCCATAATGCTTAAGGCCGCACCTATACCAATGTTGATAATGTTCTGCCAATCCATGTTTTACCTTAAAAAGGAACACCAAAAAATAATCCATTTCCCACAAAGGGTGCACTAAAATTCCATCCAGTATTGTTGCTTACATTGGTTGAAGTAGTGTTTGCATACCAAATTAAACCAGGAGTAGCTTTTGAATCTTTAATGCTTAAATAATTAACATTTATTACGCTGCTACCGATGTAATTTATTGTTGCCTGTGTGCCTGACGTACTTGAATTAAACGTCACTAAATTGCCTGAAGTTCCATTAACCGTAAAGTTTGAAACGGTTGTTGTGGTGCTTGACGGTAATGTAATGGTAGATGGCTGCACTGTGTTTGCAATGTTGGCAAACGTATTTGCACCCGTAATGACTAACGCACCCGCACCGCCTTGGTTGAGCGTGGGGTATGAAAACCCGCCGCCAGCAAAGGTCTTGCTTGACGCAGAGGCCATGCTGATTGTGCCTGACCCGCTAGTGGTCAGGTTAGTGCCAGATGCCGTAAAAGTTGCACCTGCCACGGTCATTGTGCCGCCGTTAAACGCTATTGATCGAACGCCTGAACCTGTGGATGAAAATAATCCCATAGACGCTGTTTTAGCGTTTAAATTAAATGTTCCTAGTAACAACGTAAATGTTTTTGTGGCTTCGAGTATAAATGCATCTGCAAGCGTAACAGTAGTGGATAAATTATTGATTGCAATTGCAGAATTAACATTAAAAGTCACCCCCGCAGACGTAATTGTTTGAGTCTTGTTGTACCCACTAAATGTAAAGTTACCTGAGAGTGATGTTATTGCAGACGATAATGTAAAGTCTCCATAAATGACGGGAGATTGACCTGTGCCACTAAACGTCATTGGTAACGTGCGTGTTGACGCATTTAGCGTTCCCATCGAAGCAGAACCAAAGTTTATATTTGCGCCTGAGTTTAGCCCAGCATTTTCGATAATCGCCATGTCTTGCGGTAGTGGGTAATTAGCAAGCGCAGGAGTGCCTCCAGACGTTAATGCCCAACAGGTCGAAGTATGCCAACTGCCGCCCGCAGCTAAACTCCAATATGCAGTTTTGGGCGTAGCCAATGTGATGTTTGTGTTGTTACCACAATTACCGCCAGTTGCTACAGTTAATGGTGACGCTGCACCCTGAAAGTTAATATCACGAAAATCAACATATCCATTGGTGACAAAAGATGCGACAGTCAACGTAACTTGAGTACCGGGTGAAGTGCCTTGTATACTTGCCCTCCCGTTTGCGCTGCTGGCTCCGTTAATAGTTAACGTGCCAATTGTGTTATTACCCGCAAAAGAACAAGCAAAAGTACCACCTGCTGTAACGGTAGTATTGGTCAACGAATTAAACGTGTTGCCACCGTCACCAATAGCAAAACTGTTGCTGCCTTTTACTACGTTGTAATACGTTAAACCGCCGCCTAAAAAGTTGCCAGCCGCAGCCGTTAACGTAATAGTAGATGTACCCGCATTGACCGTTAAATTTGTTGCTGCTAAAGCACTCCAACTCGTACAAGAAATAGCAGATGAGCCAAGCGTAAGCGAGCGAGTTAATGCGCCTGTACTTGAAAATGCGCCTGTTGTTAAATTAAAATTGGCTGTTGCAAATGCACCTTGCGTAACTGTAAATACGCCCGTTGTTGTTAAAGCAGAGCCTAGTGTCCACCCGCCACCTGCGCCATTAAATGTAATTACGTTTGCCAACGAAACGCCGTTGGTTGTAATCGTAAACCCTGTTGTAGTTGCCGCAAACGTGATGGCAGACGTTGTTGTCCAAGTGACGTTCGTTGCAGCTAAAGTCATGCTGCCATAAATTGACCAAGCGGCAGACCCCGCAATAGTCACAGCACCTGAGGCAGGTGCGCCAACAGTTACACTTGCACACAAAGGTGCAGTTAATAGCGTAACCGTGTAAAGCGTTGCGTTTGAAAGATTATTAAAAATTACGTCATCAGCAGACGTAGGCACAGATGCACCACTCGCACCACCAGAAGTAGCAGACCAATGGGTTGTCGTTGCATCCCAGTTGCCAGAACCACCAACCCAATATCTAGTAGCCATTATTCAACCGCCGTAACAATAGCGTACCAATTATTAAAACGATCAATTTCAATTGTATTAATTTCATCCGCAGTCAAACCGTTGATGTATTCAGGTGTGCCAACAATTGCATCACGAAATTCGTAACTCTCATACGTTGCGGTGAAGTTAATTGACATAGACCCGTCAGGGTTGGTAACGGGTAAATCGCTAACAATAATCGGAGTAACCATGATTACACCTGTGTTGAGCCAATTGCATAATAATTTGTGCCGTCATAAAACATACTTATTACAGACGCTTTGTTACTTGTTCCCGACCATGTTGCCCCAAGCCAATACAAATTGGCTGGCCAATTGATTGTTTGCGCCGTGACTGGCGCAGCAATAAACAATTGCAAATGCGATACACCTGTTGGAGCTGTAAACGTGTAAGTAATTGTGCCAGTAGGAGCGGCTTGCAATTGATAATTACTGGTTGTCCAATTAATAGTAATTGCACCTGTTGTTGTTGCGTTATTGACTTGATTGTTAAACGTAATAGTTTGTGCAGACAAAGTTGTAAACGCACCAGTCGATGGAGTGATTGCTCCAATAGGTGTGTTGTCAATTGACCCACCAGTAATAACTGTGTTGCCGGAGCTTTGTGAAACAACAGTCTTTAACATGATTTATAGCCCATCCCCGTTGGTCACATAAATCGTAGCGTTACCGCTTGCCGTGATTCCTGTGAAATAAGCAAAAGGCACAAAGGTCAACACCTCGTCTGTGCCTGGCAACAAAGGAATCGCCGCACCCGTGCTTGTGACAACCGTGGCGTTAGATGTTGCTTGAGCGGCTGTTGTGCCAACACCAAGAAACACCAACACGTTGCCAGCGTTGATAATTCGGTATTGATTGCCACCAAGAGTGGTAGCCAAGGATTGAACGGGAGTCGGCGCAGTCGCTGCTGCCGTAAAGACAACCGTGTTTCCTAGTGGATGAAATGCTGCGGATACGCTCATGGTTTTACCTCTGTTGGTGCAAGCACCCAAGTTTGTGTTGATTCATTCCAGACGTAATTATTACCGTCAGTTGGATATGGAACTGGCGGTTGCCACTCCCAAGTGGGTGCTGAAATTACCCATGATGGATACGGTTGTGGTGCGTAAAACACATCGTTTACAGAATCGTAGGTGTAACCAATACCTGCGTAATTTCCACGCAACGCTCCGCCACCATCAGGTTGCCCGTCTTGACCATAATGGACACCGCCTCTGGTGTTGTAAGAAGTCTGCCACCAAGTGCCAGGGGACGTATCCACAAACGTATCAAAGAATGATGCGTCAGCCACGATGACTTCTAGAACCAAGCCGTTTAAAACTTTTGCGTAATTTGACATAATTATTCTCAAGCGTTGTAGGTTGAGGACGAAGTGAAGGTATGGATGGTGTAGCCACCCGAAGATGTCACCGTACCGCCTGTGCCACGTTGCGAGCCAACATAGCTGATAATTACAATGCCTGAACCTCCTGCACCACCTGCGTTACTTGAAGTATTACCGGATGAACCACCACCTCCGCCACCCGTATTTATTGAACCTGCTGTTCCAGCTGAAGCGCCACCACCATTACCACCAGTGCCACCACCACCTGCGCCTCCAGCACCACTAGCCGTATTTCCAGCACCACCACCTCCACCAGCATACGTTACGCTACTACCCGTTATGCTGCTTGCAGTTCCCGCACCGCCCGGAGCGCCTATAGTTCCGCTGGAAGTTCCACCAACAGCACTAGCACCGCCACCGCCGCCTGTACTTGATCCAACTCCTGTTCCGCCAGCAAAACCTTGTCCAGAAGTAGCTGCTCCCCCGCCGCCGCCACCACCGCCGCCGCCAGAACCGCCAGAACCGCCAGTTGGATTTGTAAGTTGATTTCCGCCATAACCTCCGCCAATTGCTGTGGCAATACCGCTTATGACAGAGTTTGAACCTTGCACTCCGTTATTATTTCCTGCAACCCCACCAGCACCACCAGCACCAATAGTGATGGTGTATGCCGTACCAAAAGAAAAAGAAATTGAAGATGCAAGCAATCCACCAGCACCACCGCCACCGCCACTAGAAACTGTAGCGCCAGAACTGCCCCCGCCACCGCCACCCGCAACAACTAGGTAATTAACAGAGTAGTTTCCAATTGGATTGCTTAAAAATCCAGAATAGCAAAGCCAACCTTGTGTTGAATCAATGTAAACAATTGATACCGCTTCACCCGATGCATTCAAAATAACATTGCTTGCACTAGCGTTAATCTTGTTGCCGTTGGGGTTAATTGTAAAATTGTTGGTTGCAAAGGTGCGAGCATAATCAACAAACGTCATGTAATCACCCGCAACAGGTGATGCAGGAAGCGTAACAGTCACCGCACTAGACGTTGTGTTAACGGGATAACCGTTTTTACTTGAACCGGCAAAGTTTGACGTTTGAGCCGCCGACCAAGAAAATCCACCCGGCAATACCGGGGTTTGGCTTGTCCATCCTGTGCCGTTAGAAGTCAGCACGTTGCCTGATGTGCCAGGCGTTGTTAGCCCTGTGCCACCATAAGCCGCTGACAAAGCCGCTGACAAACTTGTGAGCGTCGCATTAGTTAAAGTAACATTCCCAAGCGTTGTAACAGTTGTTCCAAGCGTGACGGAAGTATTCCCAACAACTGCGGGAGTGGCAAAATTACTGTCTAAATTTGACAGCGGAATAGTTGTTGCTGCCGTAGCAAAAGTATAGGGAACACCCATTAGAACCTCACTCTTAGTTCATGTTCAAATTCAAATCCGTTGTAATAAAAACCTGGACTCGATGATGTTACTGTTATTCCAAGGTATTTTCCATACATGGAAGCATCAGTTTTAAATAACTCATAGCCAACAGTTGCCCACCCGATTACAACATTTGAATTGTTAGACCAATTGATAATTTGAAGATTATTGTTTGTCCAACTAACTGTGCTTGTTAATGTATAAGCGGGGCTTGCTTGGTTTTCAGAATCAACGGTTGCTTGCAATGAAACAGGACTTGTTGGTGTTGACGTTGCCTCAATCCCAATCTTTAACGCTTGCTTAGTACGAATTGGGTCAGTCATTGGCAACAAAGCAGTCTGCACTCGTGATGTAATGGTTGCCGTAGCATTACCATACAGTTGGTACAAACTGGTGCCTGATGTCCCAAACATTGTAATTAAACCTGCAACTGGGACAGACGTTACAAACCCAAGCGCATCATCTTGCGAAGTAATAAACCATTTTTTATCAAAGAACACGGCTTGTACATACCGATACGAAAGCGTAAATATTGCATCGTAATATCGAAAATTAAATGCCGCACACAAGATATTATTTAACAAGACTTGACCCGCATAAATTGTGTAACTAAAGTCAATGTTAGGAAACATCCCATCTAAACCATCTGACAATTTAGATGTAGTCGAACCTACCAACGCATAAATCCCATAGTCGTTTAAAAACAACACAGAGCGAAAATACGGAAAAATTGCGTACGGGCGTTTGCTACCCACAGACGCAGACACGTTGGTGTTTGTAAAAATGGTTACGCCGGTGGTATCAACTCGTACATCAGAAAACACGTTGATTGAATCGTCACCAAAAATGTACAAAAAGTTATTGGCTGACAAAATCTGTTGAATGTTGCCGTGCAACGTAGAGTCTGTCAGAACAAAAGACCCAGCTGACACACTTGTAAAGTCCGAGTAGCTTCCCGCAGCAGAATAATAAATAGTCCTACCGGCAGCAATAAAAACACGGCCACTAAAAGAAGCAATACCGCAATTGATATTGCTGTTAACAATTCCTTGAAGTACAGCACCTGAACCTCCTCCACCGCTTACGGTCACCACAAGGTTGGCAGCATTGGTGTAACCAGCGCCTGGGTTGGTCATTACAATTGAAAACACAGCATTGCCTCGCAATACCGCAGTGCCAGCTGCCCCTGCGCCACCACCTCCTGAAAAGGCAACAACGGTGTTTGCAGAATTGGTGTATCCAGTACCGCCAGAAATTACAACCGCCGATGCCGTGCCATACGCAAAGGTCACCACGCCAGCAATCGCCGTAGCACCCGATCCACCGCCACCAGAAATCGTGACGGTTGGGGGCGGGGTGGAATAACCTGTTCCTGCGTTTTGCAAAGATACTAGTACGACAGTATTTGCTAAAACTGAAGTAGTTGCGTTAGCTTGGATGCCATTAGTGTCGGTTGGTGCACCGATCACAACCGTGGGGTTACCTGTATAACCAGAGCCGCCGTTAGTGACTGCAATGATGCCTACAGAGCCTACAGACACTACGTTATTTCCATCCCAAGTAAAGTAACCCTTGTATGGATCAAGAATAAGCATCCGTTCGTTTTTCCATTGGCTTGTTACCATAGCCGCATTAGTAAACGTGCCTATTACCGCAACATTGCCTTTGGCTTTAGTAGTAAGGTTGTAATACTCAGCCCGACCATCAGCCTCAAACGCAATAATATAATCCGTCACTCCAATATTGCATGACGTTAGGTGCGTAACTGTATTTGCCCAAACAACAGCATTTCCTGCGCCATCTTTAGCAGTAATGTAGTTAGGGATAATTCTCAGGTTGCCGTAGCCAATAGGTTGTGCGTTCTCAACCCACGAAAACTCATTTTCCTCGATGGCCGTGCGATTGGATTTGGTGTTAAGCCCTTTAAATTGCTTAACAACTTTGTAACTTTTCTTTTGCTCTGCCGCGGCCATGATTAGTACGGGCTACTGTAAGCGGACGGAATCCTGCGAGTAAAGACAGAATTCAAAATGCTTGTGGCTTGCTTGAGATACTCTTGCTTATAAATCTCCGCTTCACCAAAAGACTGTTCGTAATACTTAGCTAAATACGCCGCATAAAACTTAGGCGCACTTGTGTACGGGTCTTGGATAGAATCTGCAATCGTTGGCGTAGTCAACAATAATGGTTGTGGCAAGATTACCGTATCAATTTCAAGTTGATACACTTGATCTGGAATTGGTCCGATATAGATTGTGTTCTGGCCATAGATTGAAAACGCAGCAGGGCGGCCAATGTTGTTTTGCCAAAACCGCAGCCTGGCGTTAAAGTCACTCCAAGACAAATAGTCTAGCGGCACCCGCGAATTACCCCAATACAAATTGATATTTAAAATATCAAGTGTGTTTGCGCCTTGTGGCATTGTGGAATACGGTATTTGTTCAACATTACCAACATACGTTAAACCGCAAGTACCATCTGCAAATTGGGTGCTTGGTGGATAATTTGTTGTCCCCGAAGGATAGGCCGGAGCTGTTGTTCCGCTTGTTCCTGCCAATGTCACTTGATAAACAAAAATGTTGCTAAACACAAATTGGTTTAGAGTGCAGGGAGTGCTCGCAGCCCAGGCAACAGGATTCGTGGCGGTTACGTCATTAAGCGTATTGGCTACTGGTGCGGGGGATTGAGTGACTTGGATAGTACGCAAACAGCCAGTATCTCTAACCGTACGCTGACGGGCAGAGTTGATGTAATCTGTTAGCTGCTGATCCGTGTAAAAATTTGCATTGGCATCATGCAGCAAACGTCTAACTTCGGTAATGTATCCCGATAAGTTTTGCGACATTTACTTTCCATAATCTTTAAGCTGCTGACAGGACTTTTCCCCCGCGAGATTTTACAACCTCTAGGGGTACTCGTTCCACGACCGGGGATAAGGAATCGTTCTTCTTGGGCGGTTGGTCAGTAAACTGCCACTTGGACATCCGGTCTAAACCTTCATCCAAATCATTGGCAGTTTTAATCCAACCAAGCCGCGCCAAATACGGTTCTTTCTCTGCATCTCCATAACCAAAAACGTGTTTGGCAACTTCAAGCGGCACTTCTACCGTTTCGCCTTTGCCAAAAGTATAGAACTTGCCGGCATAACCGTCTTTCAATACTTTGTCAGAATGATTGGTTACAAAGATGTTCATAATTAGAAACCCACTACTTCACCAAACACAGCAATGTCAACAGTATTAGCGTTGCCAGAAGCGGTGTTTACATTAACGTACAAAGCAGACGTAGTGTTTCCCGACACAGCGGTGTTTGCACCGTAAGCACCGTTGATTGTTAAATCTTGGAAACGAGCCGTTGCGCTAACCGTACTAAGCACCACGTTAGCCACTACTGCATTGCTGATGTTGCCATCATTGCTTGTAGTAATTGATACGTTGGCTGACGCAATAGAACCAGTCGGGTTTTGAACAGTAATACGTCTAATAATCACACTACCTGAATTTGCTACGGTTCCACCGTTTGTCAAACCACCCCCAAGCAAGGGGATGGCAATAACAGCGTTACCGGCGGTGTTAAGTGCCGTAGTACGAACAAGTGCCACACGCCCATAGCCAAAGCTATCAAGCGTTAGTTGACCTACTGAATCTGGATTTGCCATTTCAGTTCCTCAACTGTTGTAAGTGCCGCTGGCAGCTTGACCACCATTGACCGTAGCCAAAGTAATCGTAGTTGCAGTAGCAACAATCACGTTTGCACGCACGTTAACACCATCAGAAATCAACACACCGCCAGCATTGTTGGCAATAAGAGTTGAAAAAGTAGATGGTGTCGCGCAAGCAGTATTGGTGTTGTAAGCCGATACCGCTTCAATTGTGACGTTTGCTGTAGGGAACAACAAATACGTTCCAGCAGGAATAACAACAGTGGCGTTGTTTGCTGTAACAGTAGTCAGTTGCCAGTAGGCACCAGGGGTGTTGGTGCTTGCGTTTGCGAGGACAATCTTATTTAGACCGAGAGCCATGACTATTTCTCCTTAGATAGAAATTGAGTTATAGCCAGAAACACGGGTCATCGACTTGGGCTTGGTAGAAACCAATTCCGCAATCATCAGCACCGCACCAACGTAACCAATTTGCCAGTTAGGCAAAGTTGATTCAAAGCCGGTGAACACAAACGAACCTTGTTCGTGAATGTACAGGTTGAGATAATTGCTGTTGATGAAGTAGACCGTACCTTCAGGACAGTATGGGTCTGGATAGATTGGCACACCGGCAACCATCAAAGCGCGGAAAGCCGCTTGAGGACCGTTATTATCACCATCAAACCCGTGACCTGGGGTAATGACATACTGTTCTTGGCCAACATAATCTTGCGCCAAAAGCGTCCAAGTTCCAAAACCGCACACACCAAAAGTAGGCACTTCTGCGCCGTTTTTGACGGTGCCTGAAATGTACTGAAGAATGTTTTGACGGGTTGGGTTGACGCTACCGGCTGCATAAACCTTTGACTTCCACCAAGTGTAAGTTGTGCGGTTGATGTTGCCGTAAGTTGTCAGGTTTGTGCCATCGTCAATTGCGCCTGGCAAACCAATAAACTGTTGAGTGTTGGTGTAGTTGGTATACAAGGCCGTGGCCATTGCGTCCATCATCACGTTAGTCGCATCATTCATACGAGCTTCGATCAGAGGAATAATGGCGTAGTCTTGTTGAACCGCACCTTCCATACCGAGGAATGGAACTGGGGCAATCATCAACTTCAAGTTGAATTCAGCGTTAAAAGCACCTTGCTGAACTGATGGCTGGTTAAATGAACCAGAGTAATCAGACCATTGGGCGTTTACAAACTGTGCACCTTGAACTGGGACTGTGACTTGGCTCACACCACCTGAAGCCTGTTGACTGTTTGCAATCAAAGCGGCCATAAGGGGGGTTGAGTTATAAAGCTGTACCACAAGTTTGGGGATAAACGCCCGTCTTGTGACATAGGTAAGCTCGTTGTATTGTGCGCTACCTGATGCTGGTAAAATTCCGCCGCCTATAGGCATAGCAGGCTCCTTTGATTAAAAAAAATTATCCCCAACATTAAAAATTAAACACCAATAGGTCTACGACCTTGGTTCCTAATTTCTTGCAATGCAGCAGCCGCTTCGTTTCGCGCAGCACCTTGAGGATTTTTCCAATACTTTGACAAGTCAAACTTGTTAATCATGTTGGGATTATATCCAGATGGGGTGGGTGTTGCAGCTTGCTTCATCCATTCCCAATGCTGTGCAGCCGTGTCGTGGCTAGTAATACCTTGCTCAAGCATAATTTTCTCAATAGCTTGAACATCTTCATCTGACTGAGCTATGCCGCTCTCTTTTAAAGACCGGCGTTTACGATCAAGTTGCTCGCGGATTTCTTTCTCATGCAGTTTGTTTTCCAATTGCATGACCCGCTGTTCCGCAGCGTTAACCTTGTTCTCTGTGTAATCTTCAAGCTGTAACTCTGGGATCACCATGTCAGGGTTAATGCGCTGCGTCATTCGCAAAAATTCTTTGCGTGTAGCAGGATTGTCGGCCAAACGCTTGGCTAAGTTAGCCAGCTCATCGCGCTGTTCAATTGATACGTCTTCTAAGCTCATGTTTATCCCCTAGTTACTTAGATGACTTTCTTGGTATCGCCTGGGCGAGACAAGTTCATCATGTTTTTGTACCCTGCTTTCACAGAGCCGGTTAGACCACCAAACTGTGAATAACGGGGCGTGTTAACAATTTGCCCATGTTTCTGGTTGTTGTCGGTGGGATTGCGTGGAGCCGAGGCACCGCGTGGCTTGAATAAATCCATTTTGATTCCTTTACATAGGTGGCGGCATACCGCCGCCTGGTGGTGGAGGAGGCATACCTGGTGGCATACCGCCTGGAGGTGGAGGCATTCCGCCCGAAGGTTTTGGCATTGGGGGCGGCGCACCGGGTGGCATCATGCCTGGCACTGGAGGAGCTGCTGACATGGCTTTTGCTTCTGGAGACGCGCCACCGGCTTGCGGCAAAGATTGCAATAGTTGCAAAATCTCTGACTGTTGCAATTCGTTGGTTTTTGCTTTACGTTGACCAAGGATGCTAGAGGCTGTGCGAATGGCAGAAAGAACTTTTTGTCCTTCTGGGCTTTCGCTACCTAGAGCTGGCAAACTTTGCTCAAGCAAATCCATTGCCATACCCACGTTAATGAGTGCTGCCTCGCGGTTGCCCATTTTTGGTTCGGGCGTTGACATGGGTGCTGCCATCGGGGGCGAGGATGGTTCTGACATTCCTGCCTGGCCTTCTGGAGTCGGAGGTACGCCGCCTGGAGTGGCAGAATCTTTCTGACTTTTCATTAGTGCCATTAACTGATCTGGTGGGACAGCCATGTCAAATTCCTAAGTAATTTTCGACAGAATAATCCTCTGTACGAGTTTGTCAAGAGGAGGAGTAATTTTTTTGGTTCCCGACCCTCGGCAGGACTTATCGGCTACACGATAATCTTAGGGTTTAACCCCTAAAATTACTTGCGTGCTTTACGGCCTTTACGCGATTTACGCATAGTGCACTCCTTGAAGAATGACGGCCACCAAATTTTAGGGAAGGCAGCCAAACCCTTTTATACCCTGAACAGGTATCTTTCTTAACCTCTTACCGCCCTGCCATAATTGCGCGGAGTGGTATTTCGGTCAAAACTTTTAGTTGATACACGATACTGCAAATTTGGACTTTGTTCACCACGTTTTAATGACTCTGTAGTGACTCGCGGCTGGTCTGCCTTGGGCTGTACATTTGTGGCCATTATTATCCTTTCTTAGCTTCTGGTTCAGGTTTGGGCTGTGAGGCCTCCTTCTCCATGCGCCGTTTCAATTTGTCTTTCAACAATTGTTTCATCGGAGGCTCTAGCATATCAAGTAAGGATTCTTTGTCAATAGCTTGAGCTTTAAACAAACTAAACGCTAATTCTTTAGTATCTTCCGTAAATATTGGCGAGTTGGAATGAGCATCAACTTTCACCACAAAATCACGGGTAAATTGTTCAGCAATAAAGGGCGTACCTTCAGTGTCTTTGAAGTGCGTGGGGTCGTAGACTTGCATCAATTTAAGATAAAGTGTTGCTACTTTTTCCAGACTGTCTTCAACAATGAGGGCACGTTTCTTAGCGCGACTTGAACCCAGACGGGCAAGCTGACTGGCATGGCCTGAAGAGCGCACACCGGATTCACCTTTACCGGAAAGCACATTGCTAATCCCAGAGACCTCTGAGAACATGGTGTCAATTTCGTGTGTGACTTCCCAAAGATTGGACGGCATCTCTGGTCCCATGCGCTCTGCTTTTGCGTTGGGCATATCACTTGCAAGCAAGCCGCCGGCACGGTTTAGGGCAAAGTTCTTTTCGTCTAGGATGCCAGTAAAGCCGGTCAATGAAGTTGGAGGCGAGACTTGTTTGGATAACAGGTCAAGAATCTCAGTCATGCGATTGTTACGCAGAGCTTGCAAGAGCATAAGCTTTTGCGCTTCTGACTGTCCCCAGAAATAATCGTATTGGGGATTTGGGCAGATTTGGACGAAAGGACATTCGCCTTTAAGGAAGAGCGAGGAGCCTGGGCGGTCATAGATAATAACGTCAGGCGATGCAATTGTGACCACTTGGTAGTCCATTGTTTCATCGTTCCAGACCCATAACTCATTCATCTCAATAGTTTCTTCGGCAAGTCTCGCACGGTATTTATTCATACCGTACAAGTCCATATTGACTTGTCCGTAGATAGTTGGGTTGGTAGCTGACATGACAATACGGGCTACCCCGTCTCCACCCTCTGCCCCATCGTTGCTAGTGTTCTTAATGTTGCCCGTCACACGATCAACAATCTTTTCACGCTTAGGGTGTGAATACAACCGAGCAAATAGTTCGGAACGGGTGATGTAGTACCGCTGGCACATTGCTTCTTGGCGATCAACGTAAGGTGTGTCTTCACGCAACACGCCCATCGCACCTGGCTCAATCATGTAGGGATGAATCCCTTGGTTGTAAATCAGTTTTACAAAGGTGGTGTTATAGACCAACGCCCAAGTTAGCGCAGTAGAAAAGACTTGGTCAGCATTGGAATTCATCCACTCATCGTTTAACGCCATAGTCAAGCGTGGAGCTTTACGATGTTCATATTCTGCAACAGAAGCCCCCACGTTAATTGAAAACCGTGTGCTTTCTGCGGAGTAAAGAAACGAGGTGAGCTGGTCGAGGTGAGGGTGAATCTTGTTGAAGTATGCAGGAGGCTCTTCTGGCCCCGCACCAAACAAATAATAAGACCGGAGTGTTCCGTAGTCGGCTTTGCGTTCTTCACGCGAAACCATACACTTTTCCATCAGGTCAAGATAGAAACTCTCGCGCTCATCATTGTTTGGTGGGATACGCATTATGTTTTGATCTTCAGGTTTTGTGGATCTTGCATTGTCGCACGGGGATCAACCCTTGGCCCTGATTGTATGCCGGCTGCTTGTGGTGTCAAGCCTGGGGACTCATCTTTTACAGGTCTAGCAAACTGTCCCGACAAGACCGATTGCATATTCATGCCTTGGAAACCCCCGCCCCAGATCGCTGAATCGCCGGCACGGGCTTCTTGTTGCTGCGGCGCGGCTGGCTGTTGGGGGGTTTGATTTTTTCTTGGGCGGCCACGCTTTTTGGGCGTTGCGTACTTTTCCGCTTCTGCGTATTCTTTCTCGGTGAATTTGTTGTTGCGCTTGAGGTAACCGGCTTGGTTCTCTCCTTCACGGGTGGACTTAATGTCTGACATTCCGAATTCGGCTGCGAGACTATCAAGGTGTTTGTCTGCGGCTTTGGACTTGGCCGAAACAAAGCCTGGGCTTTTAAGAAACACTTGTAAAACCAGTTCATCACCGCACCCCTCTGGGCAATTAGGTTCAAAGCCTTCAAAAAAGCCATGTTCCTGACATTTGTAATCTCTAAGTATACGAGCCATTATTTATCCCCTATCAAGTTGGTCGGCAAGACTATGGTCGTAGTCTGCCTTGTTAACAATTCCTAGCTTCATTTTGATCTCGCCATTGACTACTTGTAATCCATACCCACGGGCAAGGCGTGGTTTGGCAACCTTTCGGTATTCTGTGAATCTAGTGTTGTCCCAGTTCTGCATAACCGCAATTTCGCCCTTCTTCCAAGAAATATAGGCTTTTGAGACTCTAATCTGCACATATTCGGTCATGGGCATCAATTCTTTCTGAAAAACGTCTGTCAGGGTTCGTAAACTGATTCCTGCGACCTCTGCAAACAGTTTGAGCGATATTCCACGGTTATCATCGGCAATAAAGCGTTTAATGATGCGTAAAAGCTCAACTCTAGTGATGGTTGTTGGACGCACCGTATATTCCTATCTGCTTTAAGTAATCAGACACGTTTCTACCCATTGCGACCTCTTCAGGGGTTAACTCCTGTTGTTTTTTAGAGACATCTTTAGAAATACGTCTGCCAATGAGCTGTGGCTGGACTTGTTCGGCATAGGCAGCCGCGGCCAAGGCAGAAGCGATCACCCGATCATCTTTATTGCGCCCAGAAGCCTCAATTGAGCCGCCATCACGGGTCACAGTCTTCATTTCCTCAATGGTATCCATATCCCAGATGTCCATCATGTTGCGTTCAAAGTAATCCTTCATGTACGTCAACATTCTTTCTTTGGTAGCCGAGGTTGTGAGCCAGCCCATGCTCTGAGACAAGCCACCGAGGCTGTCGTTCTTGCGCCAGATGTAAGAGGTCATGCTACCGAGCACGTTCATCAGGTCTGTACCCATTTGGTTGCCCATGTTGGAGGCTAGACGCTTGAGATTGCGTAGTTCGTTGATCACAGCTTGACCTGGACCATTGACTTCAAGGTTAAGGGTGGAATTCTTGTAAGCACCCGCAAGATGAGCGATCACCCAAGCGTATTGGTAGGTATTCATTTCCGAGGTGGCAAACGCCGCCACTTGTTCCAAGCCATCGGAATACGCACGATACACCTGTATGCAAAATCGATCAGCCCAATCACTAGAGCCATAGGCAGGATCAGCACCAATAACGTAATAAGCAGTATCGATAGGCTCCTCCCATACTTTAAGTGAGGCAAGACGTTCAGTTGATTTAAGTACGGAGGTGTCTTGGAAGTTTGCTCCAAAGGAGTATCGGTAATAATCGGGTAATCGTTTCTTGGAGGCCTTAGCAGCATCGGTGCACCTTGCATTAGAAAAGAAAGATGTTCCTGTCATGACAAAAGCGTAGTCTTCAGTAGGCGGGAATTCTTGGTACATCAAAGAATCGTCTTTGATCCCTTCAAAAAGTTTCCAACGCCACCACGCAATTTGGCGCGAATTGATCTCCACGCCGTAGAGTTTCTTAATGTCTCGCACCCATTCTTTTTCTTCACCACTTAGTCTGCCATCCCAATAGACTTTGTAAGTCTGACCAAGAGGATCAAGTGAATACAACTCATTGCGCCACCACCCACAAAAAATAGCTCTCTGCGTACGCGCTCTCTTACTAGTGGTATACATGTCGTGGAACATATTGAATCCACGGGCAGTAGACTCAAAGATGTACATCCGCATTGGGTTGGTTTCAGCCAAAGATGCCAAGAGAGAGGCCAACCCTTCTTCATCACCCCATGAGCTAGTCTCTGTCCCATGTAAGAATGTAATAGCTTTGCCACGGCCTAATGTCCCCTTGCTTCTAGTACCTGCCACTTGATAAAACAATCGACTGCGGTTCTTTAAACTCATCTGGGTGCGGTTATGCGCCAGAACCGGTATCTTGTACTCTTTTGGCAACCCCTCCATGTACATCGAGAGCGTTGACCTAAACATATCCCGATTCTCTTCAGTATCAGTAGTCAAGGTTCCCTGAAGACCAGGGTTAATAAAGTGCCAATAAAGATCGAGCGCAAGTGCGATAGTGGTAATCCCTAACTGTCTGCCTTTGAGAATGGTAAAGAAGTGAATGTCTTCTTCCAACCCTTTAGCAATCTCGCCCATCACATAGGTCTGGGTGCCTAGCAAGTTATCCATCTTGCGTAAGCCCTGCTCTTTAGTCTCGATCTTGAGTTGCTTACAGAAGTTGTAGAACTGTTGCAGATTAAATGCGGCCATCTTGTTCCCAGTTCGCTATGTTGGCGCACACACGTTTATCTTTTGCACACGCAATTAACTCTTTGTACATGTTCTCAGAATACTTTTCTTTCCATTCTTTAGCCAACGCAATCTTCTGCTTCTTGGTTCTGCAAGCTAAAGCACGTTGCATCTGAGTCATCAGGTTTAAACGAGTCTCTAATAACCTCGCCTCATGTGATGTAGCCAAGGATAACCTCCGCGGCCTTGATCACCTTCTTGTCTCCAGGCTCTGCGACCTTATCCTCAATGTAACCCTTTAAATCTTCAATAATCTCCTCCAGCCGCGCACGCATTAAACAATCCACAAAGTCGCAAGCCAACATCTCGCCATTATCAACAACGTGGTAATCAGCCATTATTGTTTAACCTCATTGTATTGAGCAATCACCGCCTTCAAGTTCTCAATCTCACTCTGCGCCTGGTTCATCATCTTCGTACTCTCACCATGCACCCGCATAAGCTCCTTAAACATATCCATCTTGCTCATCGCCCACACACGATCCAAATACTGACGCTTAAACGCCTCATCAGCAGTCTCCACCAGTTGATCAATCACAGCAGCCCCGTTCATCATAAGATTCTCCATACCCTTATCCCACCATCTTGTTTACGAGCAGAAAACTTCCAACCCAGTGCAATATAAGCACGGTAGTTAGCATTGTTAATAGTCGGTAACTTACCATCTGCAACAAAGAAACTATCTCCTACATCCATATCCTTGTAGGGATATGTGTATCTTCGTATCTTTGTAGTCAATGGTACATCTTTCTCAATACCCAGTATATCTGCCATGTACATCTCCCTGTATATCGGGATGTTAGCATAAACACGTTTTTCTTTTGGGGGGATGAAGGGATGGTGCACCCCCTCACCCATACTCAAACCCAAGCCAGTGCCCTGGCATCGATCGAGCTACGCTGAATTGCATAGCTATGCATCTATATTCTATGTGCCCATT